TAACTAGAACAATCTGCTCTTGACCTGTGTAGTCACAAGTAATAAGAGTATTACCTTCATCTGCTACAAAACAACTTCTTGTTTCTGCATCACTAGGAATATTTTGAAAATTAGGATAAGCTTCACCTGTTTCTTTATTACGTCCACCGCTAGATAATCTACCAGTATTCATTAATTGTTTATAAGAAGTGTGAACTCTACCGCTTACTGGGTTAATTAGTCTTAGCCAGTTATCTCCATAAGTTCCTAAGTCTTTCTGTGCTTGCTTATATCTCAAATAAGTTTCTATTACAGGAAACTTCTCTTGAAATTTAACCAAGTGCTTAGAGTCAATTGTATCTTTCTTCTCACCTTTTTCTTCTATAGTAGTGTTTACACCTACTTGTTTAAAGAACTGTACTACTTGTTGAGGAGAATTCCAATTGATATTGGTCCTTAAGCCAGAAGAAAACAAATCAGTTTGGTAATTAATAAAGTCAGACATGTTGTTTTCTAAGATATACTTATCAAGTTCTTCTTTAGCTTTGTCTGCTTTAATTCTTGTTTTGTTTGTTTTCTCTTGCCACTTTTGACCATCTAGTTTAAATCCGCAATATTCAATGTACGCTAGTACTATTACGAATCTATTGTCTAACTCAATTGACTTTAGTGAATCTGCTTCTTCTAAAATCTTTAGTTGTGTCTCTTTTATCCTATGTAAGTACTTTACATCTAGGGCAGAATAGATTATAAAGGGTATATTAAAACTACCATCAATACTTGCTCGTACAGATTTATCAAGAATTACATTACAATGTCTCTTGACTGTGTCTGCTAAGGAAGATTTATGCGTAGTTATACCCAATCGGGTTGTTTTTTCAGCTAAAAACGTATCATATACCTTGTAGGGTATAATTCTGTAGTGATATAAGAAACGTAAGTCAAACTTTAAGTTATGACCTATAAGAGGTTTACTCTCTAGTAAGTCTTTAAAGTAAGTTATGTCTACTGTCTTTACATCAATTACAAACTGGTGCTTATTATTACCCATCTGGATAGTAATTAAGTCAGATAAATAAGGATCAAAACCTAATGTCTCTGCGTCAAAACCAATCCAATCTAGTGTTTCAAGAAACTGTAATGCCATTTCTTTGGTAGCAATTACAACTTCTTCATGTTTGCCTTTAATATTTTGTATTACATTAGGATTTTCTGTTACTAATCCTATCATTTTATTAATTTATTTACAATTGTTAAGTAGTCTTGGTAAACTGCATCAAGTATCTGCATTCTTTCATCTAGAGAATACTCTCTATTTTGTGCAGCATGTAGCGCCTCTAGATAGATATCATAGATTTCTCTTCTATCATTGTTGTTTAACTTGAGTTGTTTACCTGCTAATTCTAAAAGTTTTTCTGTTTCATCTTCAGACCATTTCTTGTTAATAGATTTACCTAATTCCCATACGTGATGAGGAGTGTACATATTACAAACCTGGCAACCAGGTAACATGTTATGTAAGTTAAATCTTGTAGTAGTCTTTGTTCTACTTACAAAGTGACAACACTGTAATTTATTCTTAGGTAGTTCTACACCACAAGCATGGCATTTTTCTTCATGTAAGGCTCTAACTAACCAAGAAGTAACTTGGTCTAGTTTAGCTTGAGTTATTGTCTCAGCTTTCTTCTTACGTTCTTTTGCTTTACGTTCCTTAGCTTTTTCTGTAGCTATCTTTTTAACACAGTATTGGCAAAGCTTTTTTGTCTTGTTAGCATAAGGTCTTTTCTTATTACAGTTAGAACAGATAGTTTCCTTTTCAACTTTGACAGCTTCACCTTTTATAGGTGTCTTTTTAGGTTTTGGTTTTCTATTTAGCATATCTAGTTTTAATTCACGTATTACAAATATAAAAAAAGGAGGGCATAAACCCCCCTTCTTTTACTAAATCAATGGAAAAAAACAGATATGTCTAAAAGACGAAGCAACAGTAGACAGGTACAAACTTAATAAAAGTTTTTTGTCTAGAGTTACTTATTATTTATTTTTTTCCACAATAATTATTCTGCTGATCTAAGTGTATCACAGAATACTAACAGTTCTTCTAATTCATGAATTCTACCCAACTTGTGAGTATATTCATATTCATCTGCGCCATGAACTCCATGTACTAATCTAATACGATTATGTACGTAAGTTATTAATTGACTGCGTAATTCTTGTTTGTTTAATAGACTGTTTAAGTCTTGGTCTGTTTTGGTTTCTATGTTTTTCATAATTTAGTCTAGATTTTTTAACCAATGAATCTCTTCATTGTGATTTAACGATAAATAGTAATTTACTTTAGAGAAATGATCACATTTCCACGGTTGTCCACTATAAATAGAAGAGGCTGGATGAGCTGCTTCTAGTATATAATGCTTAGTTTCATCAATCAGATGTTTATATTTCTGCGCTTCTTTACCCCACATTATAAAAATGAGTCCAGCTGAGTCATTCAAAGTATTAATTACAGCTTCAGTAAAGAACTCCCACTGTTTAATGTGGGAGCCTGCTTTACTTTTAACTACAGTTAATCCAATGTTTAACAATAATACTCCTTGGTCAGCCCAAGTTCTCATATCTAAATCATCAGGGAAGGTTAATCTATCCTTATAGACAGTGTCTTTAAGATTATTATAGATTATTCGTAAGGAAGGTGGTTTAAATTCAGGATTGTTTGGAGCAAATGCTAATCCACATGCTACAGGTTCTCCTTTAAATTCAGTAGGGTATGGGTCTTGTCCTAATAGAACTACTCTTACTTCTTCAAATGGAGTTGAATTAAACGCTTTAAATATATTTTCTCTGCTTGGGTAAATTGTTTTGGTTTTCTTCTCTTCAGCTATAAACGTAGCTAACTCTTTAAATTTATCAGATTCAATAACTGGCCTTAATCTATTGTACCAGGTATCTGACATGTCTATAAGTTTCTTCATCTTTGATCTCTTGGGAAATTTAAATCATCTGAATACTTTTCTTTTACACTACTCATGATCTTATTAAACTTCTTTATGTAAGGCTTGTCAAGATTAAATTTCATTATATCATCGTGAACTCTTAGTGCATTAATAACAGTACTGTGATCTCTAGATAGAAGAGATCCTGTTTTGCTTAATGTGTATCCTAAGTTTCTATGTAAGATTACCATGTATTGATATCTAGCAAATACTACATCAATTCCTTTATATCTAGATAAAATAACGTCTGGATTTAAATCATGTACTTTAGTTACTTCACTTAATATATTGAATTCTACATCTTTCAAGGTTCTTGCATCCTTACTCTTGTAGTGAGTAAGGATTAAAGTTTCTTTATGCTTTCTAGGAACGTTTTTATTAGTTAAAACACGATGAAGTTGTTGAGATTCTGTCTTAGTTTGTGATGTGTTTAAAGATTTAGCTATATCCATATCATTTTGTGCTTTGAATATATTCACTTTAAGCAGGTTTTTAATCTTTTTGTCGTTGTTTACTTGTTTTAGTAAACTTTCTTTGTGTAGTTCAGTTTTATTAAACCGCTCTACACTTAACCCTATTACATATTCTATAGCGTCTTTTACTGTTAATATTTGTTTTTCTTTCATTTTAAATAACTGTTAATTAGTTCTAATAATTTTTCTTTTCCGTGATTTCTATAAATCTCACTTGGATCCTTACCTAAACTAGCATCATGTTCTATATTTTTTAGACCATACATGCTACCTAGTTTTCTAGCACCCTTAATTCCGGGCTCATCTGCATCAAACCATATAATAATTTTATCAAATCGGTTTTTAAGTAGATTATAAGCATTATCGGTTATAGGAGTGTTTTCGCTTCTTACAGCTACTGCATTTATACCTATAGCATGTAAAGTCATTACATCTTTGAGACCTTTAGTAATTACAAGTTGTGTTCCTCTATGAGGAAGTTGAGTATATCCTTCTAGTATACCTCCAAAGTATGTACTGCGCCACTTAGTTGTAGGTTTAGAGAAAGGACGATATAATTTAAACTTATCCTTCTCCTTATATCTATAACAAGGATCAATATCATTATTTACATACCATAGACTGTTTCCTATCCATGCTTTATCAACTCTACGAACGTTGTAAAATTTTAAAATCTCTGTTGTAACTCCAAACTGTGCCCAGTAATCATAATCTTGTTTTTTAAATTTAGTTACTCTTACTTTAATTGTTGATGGTTTGATTTCTGGTGGTTTAAATGCTTTTGTTTCAGCTTCTAGTTGTTGTCTGTCTTCTAGGTTTAAGTTTGTAAGGTGAAAATCTTTCTCAATTTTATATAGAATATCTGGAAAACCGTAACCTGTACGCATACAAGCAATATCTATAGGACTATAACTTACTTTCTCAGTAGCAAAATCATTAAAATATAGATTGCCTGACTTAGTCCATCTAAAAGTACATGCAGGATGGTTATCATCCCTAAAAGGATTTAAATACTTCTTACCTATAACTACACTGTCGTTAAAGTAAAAAGACATAATCCTCTCTTGTCCTAATAAATCATAGATTGTTGATATTGATGTACGTGTTTCTAGTTGTTCTAAATTCATATAATAGAAGATTAAAAATAAAGGGGATACCTAAGTACCCCCTTTGATTTGATTAAAGTAAGAATGGATTTTCGTCCTCTACATCTACATTAGATTTCAAAGAATTAGATCCTGAAGAAAATAATGACTCTTCCTCATCTACTTCTGGTGCAGCTTCCGGAACATATTCACTCAAGACATATCCAGCGAAGTATGCTTTAAAGCCATAATCACCTTCAATTTGTCTTTTATCGTAGTCACTAAGCTTACTGTGTAAAGGCATAAAGTGTCCAGTAAATACTTCTTGGTATTTATAGTCTTTTACTCCTAACATAGCTAGCATTCCTCCGTCTTTATTATTAAAGAAGTCAAAAAATTTCTGAAGTTCTGATCCATCAGCTACAAATAAATTATCTGTGTGGGTTAACTTTAGAGGCTTATTACGAGGAATAATATTACCATAAGCTTTAAGTAAATTATAAATAGTCTCTTCACCTGGGAAAGCTTCTCTTGCAGTGCTCATATCTAAACGCATAAAATCTTTTACTTGTTCTTGATTTTGACTTAACTCAGATAAGTTCATTGCCCAAGAAGTTCTAGTAAAATCATCTATGTATTGTTTCTTACCTGCTTTAGATTGTCTAGTCTCTTTTCTAATAAAAATAGAAAATTTACCCTTAATGTTATGCTTTGAAGATGAATGATTCTCATAGTAGAAATCAAGACGAGTTGTAGACTCACCATCTCTTTCTCTTATGTAACTTACTTCTTTAATTTTACTCTCTTCAACGCCATAAAACTCTGCAAGTTGTTTTTCGGTTGGATTAACTAACTTAATTTGGATTGGTAATAAACCTGTGTACAATTTCTTACCTGTTTGTCCTTCTGATGCTCCTGATCCAGGACCTTTTACTTCTAGTTCGTTTAAATTCATAATTTTGATTTTTTAATTGTTTATTTGTTTTTTGTTTGTTTTACTTTTTAATTTTTGGATATATTACATTCCAGTGAGTTTTGTAGCCTTTAGCTGTTTTTTCTGATATTAACATCTTTCCTGTTAAGTGAGGAACACGAGATCCACCAATAAGATTATCATTATCAATTTCAAAAGAAAGATATCTCTTATCTCCTTCAGCTACAAGTTTAGCTAAAGTACTTACACGTACAGTAAGCATGTTCTTAAGTTTACCTGTTAAGTTAATCTCATGGCCAGAAATAATATCTGCACCACCATCTTGCTTAATAAACTTATCTTTTACGTGACCTACCCAAATACGGTAAGGAGCAAGAGAACTAAGTAATTCTACTTGATCCATAAACCACATACGAGGGAATCTCCAACCATTACCATCACCTAGTGTAGTAACAGATTTCCATTCTGCATCTGTATGGTTTAATACTCTACCTGTTTTAGGATCACGATTAAAGTTCTTACCTATAGGAGTACTCATGTATTTATAAGTACCTGCTATATCAGACCAAGAATCCAATACAGTTAAACTGTCAATGATTAAATAATCATAGGTTCCTGGGTTCTCTTGTAATTCTTTAATTACTTGCTTGTAACGTGAGATTGCTTCTTTAAAGCTATCTGTAGGAGTTTCATAGCAGTTTACATAATAACCATCTACGTAGTCAGTTCCACCTGATTCTAAGTTAAGAATCAGAGCTTTACCATTTACTTGTTTGGTAAGTTCTGCCATAATAGTTGTTTTACCCATTTTGGGTTGTGAATAGACAATCAAGTCTTTTGGTGCTTCTTCGGTAGATTTTACAATCTCTTTCGGTAAAATAGACATATTAATTTTTTTGATTAGTTTTTTAATTATTTTTAATGTTCAATGTTATAGTGAGTCTTCCAGCCATAAGACATGATAAAAAACTCAATCTGGGCCTTAAGTCTTCTTTTAGGACCCCTAGAGGCAAATAGATCTTTAAAGAATTTAGGAGACTCTGTTACTGCTTGATATAAATCTTGCTTAAACTGGTCTTGTTGTTCTTGTGTCCAATCATGTTGCATGTACCACTCTTCTTTATTAAAGTCAACATCTTCGTAGTTGACTCCAACACTTTCACACATCATAGTCAATACTTTTTCCAAAGCAGGACTAAATTCATCTTTGTTCATTTTCTTTCATTATTTTAATTTTGTTTTTAAGTTTTTCATAATAATTAGTAGTAACCATTTCTTCAGGTCTAGGTAGTTCTTCAAACTCTCCGTTAGCTCCATTAAAGAATAATCCAACACTAGCGTTTTCTAAGCCAAAGTGTCGATCTTTAAGAATCTTAAGAGATCTGTAAGTCTTACCTAATAGAGATATATCATAGCCATTATGAACAGCTATATCATATCTAGAAGGATTAAATAATCCTATTACAACTTCATAGTCTTGGTGTACACCTTTATTAATGTGTAACTCTTCTAAGGATGGTTCTAGTTTCTCTTCAATAAGATTACCTCTAGAACTAAATACTGCCTTCTCTGAAGAAGGAGTCTGTTGGTGTACAATAATGTTAGCTATTTTGTATCTTTTTGAGAAAACATCTAGTACGTAGTCTTTAATCATAAAGTCAAATGTCTGATAAGACGTTAGTTTTATTTTAGTATCAGGTGCTGTCTCATTTGACAACAAACTAATATGGTCTAAAATAAAGAAAACCCAATGATCTTCTGATTTATACTCATAATGCGATAAATACTTTTTAGTGTTACCGTTCTTATCAGTAGACTCTTTGTACTTATGTTCTCCTATTTCAGGATTATCAAAGTAAGCTTTAACATGTTTTGCAATACCAGTAGGATTTCTAATATAATCTACAACTTCTACAAACTCTTGTAGTTTCTGTATAAACTTTTCTGCCTCTTTAACTTTCTCCATTAATTGATTAGTTACTGTAAACTTACCTAATGATTTTAGGTCAGAAATACTTACAGTAAGCTTATATCTTTCGTATAGAAAGAATGAGATAAAAGATAACCAGAAATCAGTTTCAGATTCTTCTAAAGCAAAGTAGAAGATTTTAGGAGTTATATTAGTGTTGTAAGTTTGCTTGTAGATATTAAGTACAGTCAAAAACTTTGTAAGCTTTGTCTTACCTGTACCTGAGCTAGAAGTAATACAACTTATAGAACCTTTAGTAAATCCACCATAGTGTTCAGCTAATCTAGGAAATGGTGGGGGAATAGAAGTCAATCCTCCCTCTTCCTTAATGGATTTATTACGTTCTATCTGTTTAAGGATAGTGCTAAATTTCATATGTTAGTTATAAGATAGTGCGACTAGTATAACTTTGCCCACCATCTTGAGCCTCTTGACACCATTTAGCTAAATCACTTTGGTCAATTCCATCTATCTTTTTATAGATAAAGTAGCCACACTCTCTGATGTACTGCATTGTTCCATTCTTCTTATGATCTTCTATATATAGTTTAGTA